TTGGGTACACGTAAGTATGAGATGGTGACATCGAAGATGGCTAAGGCTACGTATGAGGAATGGGTCAAGCGTGGCATTAGCTTTGCTAATCATGCCGCAACCTGTGCCAGTAGGGTGTACAACTACGCCATCAAGATGGAGCATACGCACCAGAACCCTTGGTCTAAGATTGAAAGGTACAGTTCACCGCAACGCAAGGTAGTGTGGCAACACGGGGACGTGATCAAGTTTCTTGACACAGCGTACAGTGACTATGAGTACAGAAGTATTGGCTTGATAGTACAGATGGCATACGAATGGTGTCAGCGTCTGGGCGATATGAGGACGCTACAGTGGAGCAACCTTGACTTAGAGGGTAGGGTACTTAAACTAGAACAAAGTAAACGTAGGGCTAACATAGAGCTTCCCATCTCACCTGAGCTAACAGCTATGCTGATTGAGCAGTCAGTGCAGTTTGGGTTTCAATCATACGTAGCACCACATCCAAGGTCAGTGATGGGTGAGTACAAACCGTATGCAATGGAGCGACTGTCTAAGGTAGGGCGCAGGGTAATGAGGCTGGCTAAACTGCCAGAAGAACTACGGCTGATGGATCTACGTAGGACAGGGGTGACACAGATGATTGACAAAGGTGTACCAATAGGGCAACTAATGTCAGTGACAGGCCACAATAATGTGTCTTCTGTGAAACCATATATGAAGCATACATACGATGCTGCAAATAATGCCTTGACACAGAGAAACGTTACTGTACAATCGAGTACTTAACGAGTAACAAAGAAAGTGATATAACATATGAATATAAATAATATTATAAATGATTTATCACTAGCAAGTGGTGAGACAAGACGTATGACTTGTCCATCATGTAATACTAAGAACACATTTACTGTGACCAATAACATGGGTTCTGTTGTATGGAATTGTTACAAGGCTAGTTGTTCATTGTCGGGTGGTACTAACGTAGCACTGACAGCAGATGACATACGAAAGTCTCTTGGCTTTGTTGCAGAAGAGACACACGTTGCAACATTCGTTAGACCTGAATGGTTTGTGCGAGACTACAGTACGATACAGAACTTCTGTTCTGAGTGGGCTATCAACCCACAAGGTCTAGGGCTATTGTATGACGTTAGAGAACATCGTGTGGTGTTCCCTGTTGTACATGGTGGAGTTATGGTGGACGCCACGGGCAGATCATTGGGTAGGAAGCTACCTAAATGGAAACGGTATGGAAAAAGTCACTTGCCATACGTGTCTGGTCGTGGTAAAACTGCTGTAGTTGTTGAGGACTGCGTAAGTGCCGCAGTTGTGGGCGAGAGTGATGTATGTGTTGGGGTAGCAGTGTTGGGTACATCACTATCCATTGGACACAAGGAATACTTATCGCAGTTCTCAACGACAATCATTGCATTAGACCCCGATGCATTGCCTAAGACATTACAATTCGCAAAGGACTTGCGTGGCTACGTAGATACTGTTAAGGTACTACGACTAACAGATGACCTCAAATACAGAGAGCCAACCGACTTGGCTAACCTTTCAACACTAGGAGAATAACAATGGAACTATCCCTTATCCGCAGCCTTATGGACAAACCATTCTATGATGATCACAAGGGCGCACGTTGCCCAGATCGTTTGTTCAGCAAGGATGTACGCAAGATCAAGCAAGCCATCGACAGTGCTATGGATCGGTACGAACGTACTGTAACACCAGCAGAGATTGAGGCGTTGTTCATGGCTAACAACCCTACACTTACTACCGCACAGAAACAGGCATACAGCGTACTGTTCATGCAGGTAAACAAAGAGCAACCTATGGGCAGTGACATTGCACAAGAGGTACTGTCTAAACTATTCCAACAGGTGATAGGCGAGGACATTGCTAACCTTGGATTTGATTACGTCAACGGTAGCAAGACTAGCCTTGACCCACTGCGTCAGATGCTTGAGCTATACGGTGATGACTTCACACCTAACCTACGTATTGAGTGGGAAGACATTGACCTTGATACTATCATTGCTATGACTGACCTTGAGTCACAGTGGACATTCAACATACCGACACTCACCCGCAAGGTTGAGGGCATCAACGCTGGTCACTTGATTGAGGTAGGCGCACGGCCTAACACTGGCAAGACATCCTTCCATGCCTCACTTGTGGCTGGACCGGGCGGCTTTGCTTGGCAGGGTGCTAAGACAATCGTGTTGTGTAATGAGGAAGGCTATCACCGTGTAGCCCACCGCTACATCACCGCTGCAACTGGAATGGACAAGCACGAGATCGTCAAGCGTAAGTCTGAGGCAATGACTATCTTCAACAAGATACGTGACAACGTTATGTTCAAGGACGCCACAGGACGTGACATGAACTGGGTTGAGTCCGTGTGCAAGTCATACAAGCCTGACATAGTTATACTAGACATGGGTGACAAGTTCTCTCGCATGGCTGGCTTTGCACGGCCTGATGAATCACTCAAGGCTAACGCAATACAAGCAAGGCAGATAGCCAAGCAACAGGACTGCGCTGTGTTCTATATGTCTCAGCTATCTGCAGAGGCAGAGGGTAAGGTTGTACTTAACCAAGCCATGATGGAAGGTAGTCGTACAGGTAAGGCAGCAGAAGCTGACCTGATGATAATGATCTCTAAGAACCCTACAGTTGAGGGTCAAGAAGAAGAAGACAACCAGCGTCACATCAACGTGGTCAAGAACAAACTGTCTGGTTGGCACGGCATTGTACACACAGACCTTGAGTACAAGATCGCAAGGTATGTATGTTGATATGGATAAAACAGCACCTTTTAAAAAACTACTTGCAAATGTAGTAACTAATGCTTCAAGGCCATCACCTACCAGATTATCTTCTACACCAGAGTATAAAGAAAAAAAAGTTGACCTGACAGTAGACTATCTAATGCATCTATTCTATGATAAACAAGATAGTAGATGTTACTGGTTAGACATTGAGTTAAACCCTGCTTGGATATTTCAATCCTATCATCCTTTATCTTTAAGTGTTGATAGGTTAGAGTACCACTATACTAAAGGCTCTGTTGTTATATGTTCAAGGTTTGCAAATCTAGGTAGAAACACTTGTCCTGATGAGGAGTTTACAAGAATTATAAAATACATCAAATCACAATGGGGATGGGAAGACTTTCTTTTAGACCCACCAATGCAGAAGGAATTATTTTAATGATTAGAGCAAATCTTATAGACTATATGGGTAGTGATCTATCCGTAGTTAATGCGGCACGAGTATCGTTTGGTAAGCGTTCTACCTTTGGTGGTAGGGTAGGTGGACCTAACGTATTAAAAGAAGAAGACGCAAAGTTAGTACACTATCTAGCTGAACACAAACACATGTCACCCTTTGGTCACTGCTTTGTATCCTTTCACATCAAGGCTCCAATATTTGTGGCACGTCAGCTAGTTAAGCATAAGTTCTTACGTTGGAATGAGATCAGTCGTAGGTACGTCAGTGATAAACCTGAGTTCCATGAGCCTGAGATGTGGCGTAGTAAGGCAACAGATAAGAAGCAAGGCAGTGGGCCAGCGTTGAAAGATCAAGACATTAACATAGCAACAACCCAGCGTATTGTTTGGATGTTGTACGAGAGCCTATTAGCTAAGGGAGTTTGTGAAGAGCAAGCACGAATGGTGTTGCCACAAAACACCATGACAGAATGGTACTGGTCTGGATCACTTGACGCCTTTGCAGATATGTGTAATCTTAGGACAAAGAATGATACACAATGGGAGACACGGGACGTAGCGTTTCAGATAGACGCAGAGATGCAGAACCTATACCCTGTGTCTTGGTTAGCTTTAACAAGAGGAATACAATAATGAAACGTGATATTAGACCAATGACAGACGATGAACGACAAGCATCCATATACAGAGGGAGAGTTAACATGCCAACTAAATCATCTAATTCAGAGATAAGATTATACAATGCCATGCAAGCAAACGACTTAACAATTGATGAGGCGATTATTGCAATGGAACAATTTAGAGACAGCTTGAATGTAGAAAAAGTAATACGACAGGACATAGGGGTTGACATGACACAAGATATATATGATAACAACTTTGTAATACTGGATGAATGGGACACATGGTCCGACTAGAGGGAGATGATATGAAACACTTAACCCTAGACGTAGAGAACACAGTGGTCAAACGGAATGGTAAGTTACACCTTGATCCGTTTGAGCCATCTAATACATTGGTTATGGTAGGTATGCTAGATGATCTTGGAAACGAAGACATTATAACTTTTGATCACTCAGAGCAACAGCCTACCACAGAGGGGCGGCGGATAGTGCAAGACGCATTGGATGCCACCTCTCTACTTATTGCACACAACGCACCGCATGATCTGCTTTGGCTATGGGAGTCAGGGTTTGTGTATGACGGTGAGGTATTCGATACCATGTTGGGTGAGTACGTTCTGCAGCGTGGAC